GTAATCACTGAAATCCATCTCTTTTGGGTATACGCCAGCGGACAAGTATACACTCATAAGTAACCCTCCTCTTCAAGTGTCATTAAGTTATTATAGTGCTTCCGTGTTCACTTCAACGGAACCCGGAGGAACACTGTTATTCGGGTCGGGAGATGTGCTAGTGCCTGTCAGATTATGATGCGTAGGTACCGCAGTAACATCCACAACCACTTTCTTGATGGATGGTACCAATTGAGTTGGATATACGTCTCTCCAACCTTCCAACTTATATCGGTAAACTTGTTCAAATTCTCGATTGTCTTCGGTTTCCCCGTATCTTGCGAAAATTTCCTTCGAGTCTATTAGCTTAAATGGACATTCAATGAATCTGTCCCCGTAAGGAACTTCAATGTAGCTCCCAAACCCCATTGGCGGTAATCGTCTTGTGATTTGCTCGTTCAACGCTATCATATGCTGACCGAGCCCTACAATAAACCTAACTTCGTAAAAGTATATGACTGGAATCATATATTGTTTCTCATGCCAGTACTCCCCATCAAACGCTCTCATTTTGGCAGTAGTGAATCGGTCTGGGTCAAACTGGCTGGCAATGCAAGAGATATTCACCGAAGGGACTTGTCGTGTTTTCAGCCACTCTTCTGGTCGGCTGTACGACGCATCGATGGTAATGGTCTTCATGGAGTCACTTGCTTCGTCATAGACTTCTAGGGTCAATCCCTGCAACTTCTTTTTCATTTCCAAGTGGGTCAATTTCTCTAAATCCACGTCTGGCAATAGATTGCTTACTCCCGCCATCCCGCGCTACCTCCTTATCATATCTCGGAACTCGTCCTGCAATCTTCGACGGATAGCGGACGGCAGTTTTTCTTTCACATAAACCCAGTGTGGTCGTGGAGGCATCGTAGAAGAACCATACTCAAGCAACTGACCTAATTCCTCATTATAGATATCGCCATGGCTTCCGTATGGTCGTAACTCCCATGTCCGTGTTCCAACCCGTCGAACATCGAAACTGTTAATGTACTGTCCAGTCGCAATCAGAATTCGAGGGTCAAGACCGTGCCGTTCTTTGTACTCTTCGTACTTCTCGGTTAATGGAGCAAGAGGAAGGTCACCACTACGAATGTGCTGGACTAATTCATCCTTGGCTTTTACCATTTCGTCGTAGATAGCGTCCTGTGCCCTGTCTATAACTTCTCCGCTTGCCCATCGACGGAAAGTATCCCGTGCGCGAATCCAATCTCCCCATGTCTCTACTCGAACGAAACTACGGTTTAATGGCATTGGTTGGCACCTTCTCGTCGTTCAATAGAATCGTATAAGATAGCGCATGTTGGTTTCCATCGGTATCACGGAACTCTCCATCGTGAACAACGGACTCAATGAAATAGTCCACCATCTCCCCATTCATATCGGGGTATTCAATCACATCAGATGGCAAAATCTTCCACCCCTTGCGTTGAAGTTCTAAATACGATACACTCACGATGAGTTTAATCGGGTTTCGTGTCGCATAGCGGTCAAGGATTTCTTTCATCGGACGATTTACGACAATCGCATTTAGAGTTTGTCTGTCCCATTTCGGTTTGCTTACTTCATCGAATAACTCATCCTTGTTGATTTTGCTTTGGGTAGAGACACGTTTTATCGTGACCGGAATCACATTCATCATGTAGGCTTCATCAATCAGATGAGCCATGTAAATAAAATCATTTGGACTTATCATCCCGATATTACCCGGCATAATCTTATCCTCCCTTCACGACGCTTCCACCCTGTTGCAATCGTCGATAGAACTCTTCTTTCTTTTTCAAGGCTTCCGCTCGGAGTGTTTCCCCACTGTCTAGGGTCATCTTGTATCCGACTCCGGTTGGAACCTCTTTTAACTTGCTTCGGAAACGCCCCAAAATTTCCGCCGCTTCTGCTAATGCAAATAACATCATCGTTTCGTATTCCTTGTTCGGAAAGTTGCTTGGTTCCCACATTAGCTCTACCGTTGCTTCCGTTACGCCGTAGAAATCTGGAGCCGGAACAATACGTAGCTGATTTGTGTCTGGGTAGTACTCCCAATCATACCCGTCGTAAATATCACGTTGGTCAAGCTCGAAATCATCGAGCGGGTCTGGTTTCCACGGGTTTTCATAGGCATTCACTGGAATATCTGGACTAATGTAATAATCGGCATCAGTATCCCCCTTAAAAGACAAAATGCAATCAACGACACCAATCACTCCATGTTCCAACGGATAGAAGTCTTGACCCGGAACGAGTTGAATGGTCACGACTTTCTTCCGTGGTCTAAACCGGGAGTATTCTACGAGTGAGGCGTTGATTGCATTTTCTATAGCTGTGTCTGAAATTTCAGCAGGAAGGGGATTACCGAGCCGATTTCGAATGTCCGCAACAGTTTGCGCAACATCGAATGGCACGGTACATCACTCCCCTACATTACTTTTGAGTTGCTTTCTTTGGTTCCTTATTGTCTTTCACTAATTCCAGACATCCATAACGAGCGGCATGTTTTTCATCCAATTCTACTGTACCACCCGGTACTACTTCGTATTTATTTCCGCCCTCATCGTACACTACTTGGAGCATGTCTGTTTTGTTACGGAATAAAGCCATCATAGATTCCTCCCTTTTCTATAGTAAAGGGGCGGGGTTCACGTTCCCCACCCCGATTGGTGTCATTAAACGATTGTTACTGTTGCATAGTAGTCGGGTACAACCATGTTGCGACCGAAACGAGTCATTACGCCGCGAACTGGTTTAAAGTTTTCTGGATGCATGAACGTTGGAGTAGAGAACAATGGAATGTACGGTGAATATACATACCCAGTCTCCATCCAAGAAGTACCCTTGTAACCAACAAGAGCTTTGTTTGCTGGCATCATTGGGTCTTTGATTACGCGGAAGCGGTTCGACAATGTACCGAATACATGCATACCGCTAACGATTGTACCGCCTTCTGCGTTTGGAGCGTAACGGAAGCTACTAATTTTCTCGAGACGAGAGCAGAAGTCTACACCCGCTACGATGAAGTTCGCTTCACGTAAACGCTTCTTGAAGATTAAGTTCGACGCATCCAAAATCGCATGGAACAATGTTTCGTTGTAGTCTTTTGTTGTTCCATCGAAGCCAGCAGGTTTTACTTGAGACCAGTTGACGTTACCTGCTGTTGCACCGTTTAACAAGTCATTCACAATCATGCGGTCAATTTCTCGTTGGATTTCTTCACCCAACATTGCTGTCAATTCGACTTCGGCATCCAAACCATGATACGCTTTTAAGTCTTGTTGCGCTTCGATTGTCCAAGTAGCTTTGAGCTTTTTGGACTCTGTTGTTACATCACGGTCTGTGATGTTGAAGTCGATTTCTGGTACGTAGTTCTTACCTTCTGTATTTGCAGTGTAGTCTGCTGTTACAACCTCACCGTTAGCTGGAGGTGTGTTCAAGATGATACCAGTTTTGTCAGCATTTAGTGTGTACGCAGTCGTTGGTACGGAGTTGATGTACACGACTACGCTATCTGGAAATACAGGCAAGCCCATTTTGAAGTTGAATTCAGTAGTTGAGCCGTCACCTGTACCCAAGATTTCACCGCGCGCCATTGAAGATGCATAGTACGGGTTGAATTTAGAGAATTGCGCTCCATTTCCGCCCGGCGCATCAAGGTCGAAGCGGTCACCTTTTTGTGTTGGATCGATGTCGGCACCATACGAGAAGTCTAGGTAGAAGATTTTTCCCGTAGGTTGTGGAATTGGTTGGATAGATACCAACTCATTCGCAATCAAGTTTGGATAAATACGACGAATTAACGGGAACGCATACGTTGTGAATGGGTCAACGTTACCCGTTGTGCTTAACTCGTCTAAACGAGAAAGCGGCATGTTGTACTGACGCTCAAAGTAGTTCTTCGTGTTGTCCATCAAAATCTCGATGACGCGACGAGTCATGTCGTTGTTGATACCTTCGGTTAAGTGTGTCCAGCGTTCACGACGCTCTTCGTTCTCTGTTAAGAAGAGAACGTTTTGAGTTGCTTGTTCACCCATGTGTAACCCTCCTCCGTGATTAGTTCAATCCAGCAAGTCTACGTAAACGTAAATCTTGCTCTGTTACTTGTTGTTGCTGTTGTCCGCCGTTACCACCATTGTTTTGTTGCTCCGGCGCACGATTCACAATACCTTGCCCAGCCGGAGTGCTTTCGATTCCAAGAGATTCAAGGAACGCCACTTCGGATTCGAAACGCTTGTTCACTTCCTCTTCTGTTTTGCACTCTAACAAGCGTGGACGAAGGATGGATTCAAACTTGTGACCTTTCACTTTAGATTCTACTAACTTCGCTACTTTTTCTTTCATCTCAATCTCATCAAGTTTGGATTGAGCCTCTTGTAGCTTTTTAGAAAGGTCATCCACTTCTTTGTTTTTCGCTTCAAGAGTGGATTCTAATGTTTTCACTTTTTGACCTAATTCGGACTCTGTAAGCTGAACAGTTTCTGGTAAGAATGGTTTCAATGACTCTACTACGGCATTAAATGCGTTTTCGTATTTTTTCGCTTCCTCCGATTTTTTGTACTCTTCTACTGCTTCTTGTTTTGCTTTCTCAATAGCTTCCTCATGTTCCTTTTTCAATTGCTCTTCGCGCTCTTTTGCGCCTTCCGCTTTAGCGGCATCTTCCAATTGCTTTGTCAACTCTGGAAACTGTGCCTTTAACTCTTCAACTGTTTTGATTTCCATTTGTTTTCCTCCTCCTTTTACACTTTCGAATTTATGGACAGCCCCGTACGGATTTGACTCATCCAACACGAAGTCGATTCCGGTCATCCGGTAGTCGTCTTGAATGACTTCTACTTCCCGACCGTCAATCTCTTCAAGTTTGTATGAACCATATCCTCGGGTAGATACTCCCACAGCCACACCAGCTTCTAGCAAACTCTCAAGAATTTGACCGTTTGGTGTTGGAAGAATAACTCCTTTAAATTTTACGTAGTCTCCTTCCATCCATAGGTCAGTGAATCGAACTGCCGCTCTCGCAAGAGAGGTTTGAACTTCC